ACCCGTTTTTAAATTTTTTAAAGTAATCTCACACTCTGGTGTAATAACCACAGTTGGTTTACCGTTTATCTCTCTTATTTCTTTTTTAGCTTTTGTTTCTATAAATGGCATTAGTCTCTATTTATCTCCAATATTGATACAATAACGTGTAATTCATTTGCATCGGATGCTTGTGCTTTTAATACCTCATTTTCTTCCAAAATTAAAGGGTGAGTTAACAGCTCAGTTGTTGCTTTTGAAGCTATTGCTTTATCTTTAAAAAGGCTAAATACTGCAGATGCAGCATTTACTATGGTAAAGGTTACATCACATCCTGATCCAGCGTCCTCTGATACTAATATACTTTTAATTATAGCTCTAGAATCAGAGGGTGTTGTGTATATTGTAGTGTTGCCCGTAGTGGTTAAATCCACTAATTCATTTTTATATATATTAGCCACTTATAAACCAAGAGAATCTCTCTTGCTCCTGTTTTACTTCATCCAAAAATGTAGAATTTAATTGATCTTTCATTATTGTTAAAGCTCTATTAATTTGTTTTTGGTTTGATACATCATAATCTTCTTTTGGTTCAGGTATTCTTATATTTATTTTAGCCATTATCTTCTACCATCCGGTTGTATATCTAATCTTAATGTTCCAAATCTCCACTTCTCACTAGCGGCATCGTTTTCTATTTTAATATTTACAAAACGACCTCTAGCTCTTGTATCTTTTTTATCTGTTGTAGAGTCAACTGTAAAAGGGCTTAGTGTTGTAGTGGTATCAGATTGTTGTGGATATCTTTTTACAGCTAAACTTATTTTTGAATTACCTTGTAAATCTTTAAAATCAGGCACGAATCTTCTGACAGCCACAAATGCTTCACCAGCTATTGTTGGATTTTTAAAAGATCTTTGTTGCATGTCAAAATCAAAAGATTTTATAAAAGAAGTTACAGTTGTGGTTGAACCATCTTCATTAACTTGATCGGTCCCTGTTTCGTGTTCAAAATATTTTGTTTGCCCTAATCCATCTTGACCTACAATCTCAGGAAAAGTTCCATTAGCAGAGCTATCATATTTAGTAGCATAAGGAGTTGGATATATAGTTGCATCCATCCAACTAGTTCTTGCTTCTGTGCCTGTATACCAAACACCACCAGGCACTTTAGTTAAGGCAGATTCACCATAATTATATACAACATACTTATCATTAAAAGTAGCTGTTGATGATGGATAATACCAAGTAACTTCAGTAAATAAATTATTTAAACCTGCAGCAACTTGTTGTCCTTTTGTAGTATCAAAATTAGTAAACACAAAATCTTCTACAGAACATGGTAATGATTTAACTGTACCATCAAATAAAAAGAATCCATTTGGTGATAACCAAAAAGCTGCTCCATCTATTTCTACAACAGCATTCTTACCTATCAAACCACAGTTAGTGCCCACTTGATCTAATTGGAAAGTAAAAGGAGCTCCTATAAATTTCATTGTATATAGAGCATTATCAGTCCATATTAAAATAACTTCTTTTGCTTTTATAGCTCCAACTATTTTTGTTCCGTCTTGAATCCTTAAAGTACCAGCTGAGTTTGTTGCAGATGGAGTGTAGCTATCAATATCTTCTTGATCAGAAAATCTTATAAACATATCATCTTGTGTGGTCGTCGTTCCAATAGTTGTTTCTGTTCCAAAATGTATTAAGTGACGTGTTGTTGGTGATATTAATGTAACTCTCGATGCAGTGGGATTATTTCCTGTTTCAAAACCAGATGTTGTAGTTGATGCTCTATTTAATAAAGGTGTTGCAGCTCCAGCATTCCATGTAAATGTTTTGCCGTTTGCAATAGTTGCTATAAGAACTTGTCCAAAATTATCTAGACTCCAAAGACCTGGTTCTAGAACTACAGTAGATGCATTTACTGCACTACCAAATCCAGAAAAATTTGTAGCGTTTGTTACCGTAGCACCACTGCTATGTGCTTGTCCATTTGATGTACCAAATGTTGCTGTTCCATTTGCACCCCTGGTGATACCTGTTAAGTCATTTGAACTTATACCTGTATAAGTTATTAACTCGTTACCAACAGCTATTGTTCCAGCAGTTGGAAAACCTGTTACAGATGTTAAAGTTATTGCTGTACCTGATCCTCCTGTACCAGCAGTATCTGCATTAAGAGCACCGTTTAAAGTTGTAGTAGTAACACCTGACACTGTTCCACCGTAATTACCAATACCAAAACCATAACCATAAGATTGTGCTACCGGTCCTACCTTTTCATAAGGTATAACACTACAAGATCCACCACCCGCTGCGCCGGTTGTGGTCTGTGTTCCTGTAACAATTGCAATTAAAGAGGATGTAACTCTAGTTACTTGAAACAATTTATCTTCAAAAGCAGCATTAGTTAGACCAATACCACTTGGTACTGTTACATTATCTAATAAAATAATATCACCTGATTCTAAATTATGTGCTGAAGAAAATGTTAAAGATACTTCTTGTGTTGCATCTTGAGCAGACATAACAACAGAACTAATCGTAGCTTTTACTGGTGTAACATCATGAAGTTGTCCCTCAAAATATACAAGTAAAAATTTATCTGTTCCTAGTGCAACATATCTATTACCATCTAGATCAACAAAAGAGTGTTGTTTTCTAACTGCACCGACTATTGTTTCTGAAACTAATGATGACCAACCACCAACCTTTTCGGGTAGACCATATCTAAATCTTACATTGTCGGAATCTACCCACCTATTTTCTGCACCAACAGTTGTGTCCTGTTTGTCTATTCCGGGAGCAAAAGGAAACTCAACAAGAGCCATAATATTACTCCTACTGGTTGGTTGACTTCAATACCCAGCCAACAGTTACATTAGCATAAACTAAAGTCGATGCTTGACCATTAACATTTAAAACTAAGTTAGAAGTTCCCGCATTTATTTTGTGACTATTTCTATTTATCGTAAGATTATTAGATGCAAAAAAGTTACCACCATCTATTATAGTAACCTCATCTCCAGTAGCAGCTGCTGCTGGTAGTGTTATTGTTATAGGGTTAGTATTTGTTATTGCAAAAATTTGTTCTCCTGCAACTGCTGTATGAGCAGTAACAGTTGATGAATTTACTGTAAGATAGCCTTTATTTAATAAACCAAGATTTACGTTTGTAGCATCTGAATATACTAACAAATGTGCACCTGCAGGGACAGTAACCCCGGTCCCCGATACAGTTTTAATAGTTAAAGTTTTTGTGCTTCCAGAACTTTCTCTTGTAGTAGCATCTTCAAATATCATAATTCTTTCTGCACTATTAGGAATAGTTACAGTTCGATTAGCCGCCAATGTTCCAGTAAGTTTAAAATAAAGATTTTTACCATTCGAAGTTGCACCATTATCTAATGCAAGAGCTTGGTCAGATGAAGCTACATCTAGGGATAGATATCCGCTAGATAACTGCTCTAATATCTGTAAATTAGTGTTTGTTATATTACCCCAAAGACCAGCTTTTTCACCGGTTGTAATAATCTCTAATTTTGAATTTGTTGAAAATGTTGATGCCATATTAAATCGGGTCTATTTCTACCCAAACACTATTAGTATTTGGATCTATTTCACTCCATGTTATTGCCGTTGCATCCTTAACAGTTATAGTCAAAGGTGTTGCATCAGGCGTTACATTTGCTTTACCGATCAATGTAACACTTCCTGTATTCAACGTCAATTGGTTTCCAGTTACTGTTGCGTTAGCAGCTGCATTAATTACTACACTTCCTGCAGCAAGAGTTAGTCCACTCCCTGCAACAGTTACATTAGCTGCAGCATTAATTACTACACTTCCTGTAGCCGCTGTTAAAGGGTTTCCAGATACCGTTACAAGAGCTCCTGCTAATGATGTGGCACTACCTATTGATAATGTTAACGGATTACCTGTTACGTTAATTGAAACGTTAGGATCAAATATCGAATCAGATATCGGAAGAGCAGATATAGCATCAAAACCAAGCATTTATTACGCTCCTTTAGGATACTTAGTTTTTACAGCCTGTCTATCTTCCTGAAGTTTAGTTAAAGTATCTCCACCATCTAATAGTGCGTGAATACAATCCTCATGTGATGGATACTCTGCTTGTCTATTTCTTTTCCATTCTTCTGAGTCATATACTGCTTGTAACTCGGTTTGTTTTGTTGAAACTTCTGACCAAGTAAAAGGTTGTGTATCAGAAAAAATAGCTGAGTTATTTTCATCTGAACCAGAGATATATTTTACATTTGTTTTGTATTCAGCTTCATTAGTTGGATTACCATGAACAACAAACTGAACATTATTATCTAAAGCTTTTATTGCTTGTGCTATACTTATCATTAAGCCTCTACCTCTAGTAATGTCATTGTTGATGCTTTACCACCATGTTGTGAACTAAACTGAACATCAGTATTAATATTAGATATTTGTATTTTATATGTTGTTGAAGAAGTTGTATTAGGTGTATCTTCATAAATTGTTGACCAAATATCTACAATAGCTACAGCAGAATTACCATAATCATAAGTACCTAAACCAGTATCTGCTAAAGTACCTGCATCATTACCCCAAGTTTCAACTGCTGTACTACCTCTTACTATTCTTACATTCACATTCTGTCTATGAGTTGCATTTTGTCGATATAGTAAAAAAGACAGAGCAGGAATAACTAAAATTTTATTTGATGAACTTGTAGGTGTTATTGTTGCTGTTAGTCCTGTATCTGTATAAGTGCCACCACTTGTACTATTTGTATTACTAGTAACTCTATTAATTACTTTTTGTACAATTTTACCTTTAGCAAAGCTAGTTGCACCTGTACCACCATTAGCCGTGGGCAATGTTCCTGTAACATTGCTTGCTAAGTTTAATGATTGATTTGGTCCTAATCTTGTTAATGCCATAATTTATCCTATTCTATTAATTTGTATCCACCAAAAAAAGTTTGAGAAGCAGATCCTATAATATTTTGAGAACCTCCACCCCAATTTACATTTGCAAAAACCTCAAAATAATCTGATGAGCCATTTGATTCGACAACAGTTACCAAAGGCACAGCAAAATTATAACCAAGTGTACCTGTTCTATGGTCTAAAGAATTCACAGCTATTGATGATCCATTTTTATAGATATTTATTGCATACTCTGACATGGTTGCTGATGAACCATTAGCAATATAAATATTTGCATATAAATAATATTTACCACTTGTTTGAGGAGTGTATCTATAATTTGTACTAGAATCAAACGCATTTGCCGTATCGTAAGTTTCCGCATTAAATTGAATTTTTGTAGCAGTGTTATTTGAAATAGATTGATTTCCACTTCTAGTTACATGAAAATTAGGAGTGTTAGTTCCACCAACAGCGGCACCATTGTTCTGTAAAGTCCCTACAATATTTGTAGTGTCACCAGATGCACCGATAGTAATAGTATTAGAACTTTCGTTGATAATGTTATTACCGTCTGCGTCCTGTATCGTGTCTACTTTTAATATACTTGTCATTATACTCCTATTAATTTGTATGCTGAAAAATAACTGTAACGCTCAGAACTATTTCCATTGACCACAAAAGTTCCACTATCTGTTGTGTTTCCTCTACCATATACTTCTAAATAATCAGAAGCAGCTAAATCTACAATCACACTTATATTTTGAGTATCATTGTAAAAAGTAGCACTTGATGTTCCACCCTCAGTAATTGCTTCTTGATTGGTAGAACCATTTTTATATAAGGCTGATCTACAACCTAATAAATTTGCATTACTATCGTATAATAAAAGTTGATATGTAACTAAATATTTTCCAGCCTCTCCACTTGGACAAGTAAATCTGTAGTTACTTGAATTATCATAAGCACTATCACTATCATAAACTTCTGTATTAAATTGTACTTTAGTATAAGTGTTATCACTTAAAGTTTGATCAGAACTTAAAAAAGCCATAAATGATGGAGTGTTATCTCCACCAAAACCTGTAGCAGTTGCACCAGATCCTAAAGCAACAGTCTCTCCAGATTGACCAAGAGTAATAGTTCCTGATCCAGAGCTTGTTTGTATATTCGATACTTTTAATGTTCCGTTTGCCATTATGATCCTATTATTCTATATCCAAAAAAATTTGTAGCTGTTCCACCTTCTGCTTTAAAATTAGCATTATTAGCACTAAAATAAACATCGAAGTAATCTGAACTTCCATTTGCATCCGCTACAATACTAATTGGAATTGTTACATTTGCTCCCCCACCTAAAACATTTGAACTCATGTTTAAATCAGATCTACCAATCGCAGAATTATTTTTTCTTAATTGAATAGAATAAGAGTTATAATCACCAGAAGATGTAAAACCTCTAATTGTTGTAAATAAAGCATACTTACCAGCAGTTTGAGGTGTAAATCTATAGTTTGAAGAATTATCATAAGCATTATCTGTATCAAGTAATTCTGTATTAAAATTACATCTTGTCATTGTACCTGAACCAGAAATATCTTGTGTAGCGCTTAAATAGACTGAAAAAGCTGGAGTCATATTTTCACCAAATCCTGTAGCTGTACCAGAGTTTGCAATAGTAACTCCTGAAGGAATACTGATTGTATCTCCTGATGTACCTAGCGTTAGCGTAGTGCCTGTAGCTGGATCGACTTGATTTGTTT